AAAGCACCGACGGATTTGTGGATCTATCAAGAGCTGATTGTTGCTATTAAGCCGGATTTGATCATTGAGACGGGGACATTGGCTGGTGGAAGTGCATTGTACCTTCGAGATATGATGCGAGCAGATGGAAATTATGGACATGTCATTTCAATTGATATCGATATGTCGAATGTGCAAGAGCGAGCAAAAGTTGATGGCATTAAGTTTTATAATGCATCATCGATTGAGTACGAAACGCTTGCGTTTATACGCGCACACATTGCAGCATACAATTGTAAGAAGGTGATGGTAATTCTTGATAGCAATCATGAGAAAGAACATGTGCTACAAGAATTAAACATGTATGCACAATTCGTATCGATTGGAAGTGCACTCATTGTTGAAGATACGAATAACCATCCAGGACCGTTGGCTGCAGTTGAAGAATGGTTTATAGATCATGAAGAACGAGAGATGCTATTCAGAAAAGACTATATGTGTGAAAAGTTTATGTTGACATTTAATCGCGATGGATATTACGAGCGAGTAAAATGATTGCAACATTCAATGAAGTTCAACATTACCTACAAGCTGGCGAGTCGTATTCTATTGAGTGGAGAGGGTTGACGTCATTAGATCCTGTTGGGGATCCAGTACAATTTAGTGAATTTGCTGATCGCAGTGTGCATATTGTTGGTGTAATTGGAGGTGGTAGTTCACGATTAATTGTTGAGGGAAGCAATGAACTCGTAAGTCCAACAAATTGGTTTGTATGTACTGGATCGAATGGGATTGCGTTATCATTATCAGGTTCTGGAGTTGGGAGTATTATTCTTGAGCCGTCAATATGGATTCGAGTGAGAGTACTCAATCCGACAGGTGCGACGAATGTATCGGTGTTTATGTTTGTTCGACGAATACGATTAAAACAGTAATGTAGGAGGTTGTACATGGCCATTGGAGATGATTTTAGTATTAGTGAAAGTGGGAATATTCGATATACTGGATCTGGAACAAATTATACTGTGATTGCGCTTCACAGATGGTTGGGCGATTTGATGGATGATGCACAAGCATCAGGCAATGATATTCTCGATATCACTGATGCAACAGCATCTGAACGAGCAACTGATAACCTAATTACACTCAATGCGCCATATAACATTGACGACACCGCTGCACAGCATCTGTATGATGGATCGATTGTACAAGATGGTGGCAATACGATTTATGACGGGTTAGTTGTCATTGCCGCAGCAGGGATGTATTTAGAAATTCTTCAAAATGAAGATCTTGTGTCGCCAAATTTTTGGGCGACTGGATTAAATGCAGACGCGGCAAACGGAATCAGTCATCGATTTATGGTGAAAGTGCGAAGCGGTGGTGTTGATATTGATGGACGAAGAATTATTGGATATACAAGAGAGCATGGATTTACGTATTCTGAGTTTAGGGTGAACGGAACTGCGCGCGGTAATAACGTGCTCGCATTGAATTATACGGCAGACTTAAATAACACAACAGCGATTGGGACAGTAGCTGGATGGAATACGATTACGAATACTGAAGGTTATCGGCTCATTGATGTTGATGGATCTGCACCAACAGAAAACTATTATAGTGAATGGAATAAGGCGGCGTTTTCGATTAACCAATTATACGAACGAACAAAATGGCTATCACGGAGAGGTACAACTGAGAGTTCAGGTGTAAATACTGGGACTGATTACACGGTTGGTAACGGTACAATTACTGGGCAAGCGCAGTCATATACGCACGGTGCAAAAGATGCGCACATTATAAAAGCCTTTTTTAGAGTGAAAAAGTCGGGTTCACCGACAGGGAACGCAGTTGCACGAGTCTACGCGCATACAGGAACGTTTGGATCAAGTGGGACACCGAATGGTGCAACGTTAGCAACAAGTTTGAATCTCGATGTTTCGACATTGACGACATCATATGCAGTAAAAGAATTCTATTTTTCAACACCGTTTGAGGCCGTTGCGGCAACAAATTATTTCATTGCAATTGAGTATAGTGGCGGTGATGTATCAAATTTCATTCAAGTTGAAGGCGCTGCATCAGGCGGTAGTGCGGGAAATCGCGCCGAAAATACCGGCGCATGGGCAGCGTCTGCTGGATCTGATCTTAATTATGATTTTTATACGTCACCAAAATTGTATGGACAACCGGGAGCACTGTTCCGCGGGATTACACATCAAATCAATGCTGGACAAACAGCGCCCAGCGGTTCGGGGTTGGCGACGGCGGAACGTGTAACATGGGATTCTGGAAACGGTGCTGGATACGTACTCGCGTATGTGGATGTATCGACAGCAGCCACAACATTGAGTGTAAATGGATCGTTGCAATTTACACGGCCAGCAGGCGATTTCTTAACTGATGGCTATCGAAAAGGTATGCATATTACGACAGGCGCATTTACAAATGCTGGGAATAACACGACAAAAATCATTGATACTGTGACTGCAGGGGCAATTACTGTGACTGATACCTCTGGGCTAGTAACGGAAACGGGTAGTGGAGATGAGGTCATGGGTGCAACGCACGCATGGATTCAATTGACGAAGGGTGTTGCGCCAACTGCGGGACAGGTTGTTACAGGCGGTGGTGGTACAATTACGGCAAATACCGGGACACCAGTAACTGAACGAACAATCTCAACACCATTTATTGGCGTATCAACAGGAAGCGCGTTGATTGGTAGTTATGGTGCCGGTGTTGAAGCGGCCGATCTTTCAGCGAGCGATTTGTTGTTTGATCTTTCAAATACACAGCGGACACCACCAAATAACGTAACGTTTACTGTGAATGGGCTAGTTAACACAGAAGACAGAGTGTTAGTTACACGGCTCGGCTATCTCCTTGCGTATACGGGAGAATCAGGTGGACCGTTTACAGATGGTGAGACACTGACATTTGGCGGTGGTGCAACAGCAAAGTTGTTACTGTTGGTTGATGAAGGTACAACTGGATATATGTACATACGGTTGTTAACTGGGAGCCCGCCAAGTGATACGGAATCGATTACTGGTGGGACATCATCGGCGACAGCGACAATGGATGGAGATGCAGCACCATCTCAAGATGTTGAACAATACACGCTGAATGGTGCGCATAATAGTGGAACACAGACAACGATCACGGTGAATGAAACGATTGATTCGGATACACCACAAACAACGACTATTCGCGTTCGTCGTAATAGTGGGATTTATTCTATTGAGTCGGTAACGAGTTGGACAGGCAGCGTTTTTACAATTACGTCGTCAAATTTTGCAACAGATCCAGCATCAGCAAATGCCGGCGTGTATTCAACATTTATTGATAAACTTGCAACATCGACGTCAGAAAGTTTTACAGTTGTATTCAGTTCAGTACGGAACTTGTTCATACGAGTACGTGATGGTGCAGGTACACCGATTAAAACGTTTGAAACAACTGGAACACTTACGAGTGCTGGCGGTTCAACAACAGCCATCCGGACAACGGATACATAGATAATGGCTGGCATTTGCTTTTTCTTTGAAAGTAGTGATGTTGACGTCTGGTCTGGGAAAAATTTAGACGCGTGGAATTACGCGATGAAATGTGCTGGTGATATCGACAAGATGATTGTCATTAATCGAACACCCCAGCACGTTCAATCACCAGATACAGATGTGCAATGTACAGTAGTAAATGAGTTGCCAATACTCTCGAATGCGGTCTATTTTGTTGGACCGAATGAGCAGACCGAGACAACGATATCATTGTGGCAATTTGATCATAATGTTGAATGGTATTGTTTTGGGCCAGCTGGTGGATGGAAGATGATAAATTGTCGAACAGTGACAATTCCACAAGCTGGGCGTGGCGCATTACATGCTGTGCATGTTGCAAGTGTGGTTATGTTTCATAGATACGCAAAGATGAGGGCGTTATGGCCGCAGTAGTTGTTGCATGGGTTGGGACTGGGAAAGTTGCAGATGGATCTGCCGCACCAAGTGTTACGATTACAGGTGCAGGCAGTGCAACAGTACAATCAGATGCATTTGTTGAAGGCACGAATTCAATTTCTGAAAAGGTTTCTGCAGCGACAGTATTCATTGCGTATACTGGAACAGCCATTACTGGCGAGCCATTTAATTTATCGTCTACATCTGAACATATTTATGTTTGGTTGAATATTGGAGGCGGTTGGGATTCATTAGCGAACGGCGGTTTTGGAATTGTCGTTGTTGACGATGCTGCAACAGATTCTGTTGGGCAATGGTATGTTGGTCCACGACCTGGATACTTAGGCGGTTGGGTATGTTTTGTTGTGCACCCAGAAAAAGATTTTCACACAGTGACAGCAGGAACAGCTGGATGGACGCTGACTGGAAATCCAGGACAGTTGAATCCAGTTGATGGGATTGGTGGTCGATGGAAAGTAACAACGACAATTATGGGCGCGTCTGATAACGCGTATATGGATGCAGTATCGTTAGGGACTGGATATCGGTTGACATTAGGAGACGCGGGATCAACAGAAGGAAAATTTTCGGATTTTATTACGTTTGAAGAGAACGTATCAAATCGATTTGGAGGATTATTTTCACAGTCAGGAATTTTGTTTGCACAATGTCAGTTGAATATTGGTGTTGCGTCTGGAGCAGGTAATACTGAATTTATCGATGATGGATTCACAGTTGTATGGATTGATGCCCAAACTGCGACTGAGTCCGCAGTACAAGCGGGTTTTTATGCATTAAATTGTGTAAGAGGAACTGGAACGACAGATGTAACATTACGAAATGGGCTGCTCTCAGCGGTCAGTCCACAAGAGTTTTTACTTGATCTTGCAGGGATCACATCTGCAACGATTGAATCAATTACAGTTGATCGCGCGCAGCTTGTGAATCTTGATGGTGCTGTATCATGGAATGGCGGTATCATTAAGAACAGCGGGTTGATCGATCTTGGTGGACAACCAACATTTACCAACATTTCAATCATTGATCCAACAGATAACCGCGCATTAGAAATTAACGCGACAAATGAATTGACAAATGTTAGTAATATTGCA